AGATTGGTAAGCCTGATATGACCTATGGTTGGTCAAAATTAACCGGCGAAATGTTAATGAATTATTTGCGTGAAGAAGATACAAAGGTGCTAACACTTAGACCATTTAGCGGTTACGGCACAGATCAAGATTTAGATTATCCATTTCCATCAATTATTGAACGCGCCATTATGAACGCTAACCCATTTAATATTTGGGGCAAGGCAACTACTACTAGAGATTTTATACACATTGATGACATTGTTGATGCGGTCATAACTATGGTTAGAAATGATTGCAATCAGACTGTAAATCTATGCACCGGCAGACCTACAACCTTCATGGAATTAGCCACAATAGCCTTAAAAACCCTGGGACATGAAAAAACACATAGGAAGAATTTTAAGGTTCTAACTGATAAGCCGGCTGGTGTGGCCTACCGGGTGGGTGACCCAACCATGATGAGTGACTACTACACCCCAAAAATTAGCCTTGAAGAAGGCGTTGAACGCGCTATTCGCGGAATAGTATGATCTAAAATTGGTGACTATGGCTACTAAAAAACCTAGAAAAGCACCACAGCGTAAGCGGCGCACGCCACGCAAGGCTGAAGCGTTGAACAAATTAGAAAATCATTACATAACATTAAATGAAATGTTTAAAGCGGCCAAAGCCGCCGGGTTTAGCCATGATGTTGCATTTTGGTTAATTACAGAGCCAGGTGCATCAATGCCTGATTGGATCAATCCAGGTAACCAACCTACTGAGATCATTCCCCGAATTGATCCAACAGATGATGAGGATGAAGATTAAGCGCGATAAATCATTTAACGCCAAATATCTTGTGGTCAGTGATCTACAAGTACCCTTTCAATTTACAGAAGCCGTAATCAATCTAAAAAAATTGGTTAGGGCTTTTAAGTTTGATCTAGTTTTAAATGTTGGTGATGAGATGGACTTTAATACTATTTCTAGGTTTGCAGATGGTAAGGCTGAATCATTTATGCAAACCCTAGATGCTGATCGGGCTACATGCCAGGATATTCTTTATGATCTAAAAACAGATGTAGTATCAAGATCAAATCATTCTGATCGGTTATACAAGGCTATACAGCGCATCCCCGGATTGATGGGGTTGCCTGAATTACAATATGCAAACTTTATGGGCTTTGATGATCTAGGCATCCACTACGCAAAACAGCCCTATGCAATCCCAGGAACTAACTTTGTCCTATGTCATGGGGATGAAGGGGTCATATCTAATATAGCCGGGCAGACCGCGTTAAACATAGGCCGTAGGTGGGGGCGTTCAGTAGTGTCGGGGCATACGCATAGGCTGGGCTACACATGCCCCTCAGAAGCCTTTAATGGCCGATTAGAGTGGGTTTTAGTGGGGGTTGAGTGTGGTCATACTTGTGACCTGAAAAAGATGGCCTATACCAAAGGCTACGCCAATTGGCAGGCCGGTGCGGTAATCATCCACATCAAGCGCGGCAATGTGAGCGTAGAGATGATCCCATTTAATGTTGATGGCTCGTTTGTGGCTATGGGTAAGGCTTTTGGGTGATGTAGATCACACAACACGCCATGCCTGGCAATTGCATTTGTCAGTAGGGTAGTGTTTAATTGCATTTGTAAAAGCAATTGACCGGAAGGGGTTAATTATGAAACATACATTAACAATTAAAGGTGGCCGTGGGGGTTACTGGGATTCAGGTACATGTTCTTGTGGTGAGTTTAATCAATATTTAACAAGAGTTAAACGCCGTGGAGATATACGCGGTCACAGAGATTTCATTAAAAGAGAATTTGTAAAACACAAAATGGAATCAAAATAATGAAACTTACAAAGAATCAATTTGAAGGTTTAACAGAAGCACAAATGGAATGGGCTGGCAATACAGATTGGTTACAACAAAAAGACCGATTTGAAGATTCAATATGTTGGTCACATCAATTTATTTATTGGGTAGAAAACTATGCATCAGTTGTATTGGCTACCGAATATTTAAGACAAAACCGTTGGGATTACAGCATCAGTTATGACAATGCTATGGCTCAATATTGTTTTACAACTAATTATGCCGGCTCATGGGTGAACGCATGAACGCCGTAACCTATGTTGAAAAGGGTTGGTTTGTCTTGCCGCTAAAGCCACAATCTAAAGAACCATGCAAGTTTTTACGGCACGGTTATCTTGATGCAAGTGATGATTTATCAACCATTAAGAAGTGGTTTAAAGGTGATGATAATTTAAATATTGGCTTAGCCATTGCTCAATCTAATTTAGTTGTATTAGATTTTGATAAGCGCAATATTGCATCTAGGACATTATGGGAACAATACCGCCGGATATGTGTGGCATCCAATACGCACACTGTTAAAACAGATAACGGCTATCACTTTTATTATCTTGCCGATAAAACAAAGCAATTTAAAGGCAAGTTAATACCAGGCATAGATATTAAACATAAAGGTTATGTTGTATTGCCACCATCTATACATCCAAATGGCAGTATCTATCAGGTAATAAATGATGTTGATCCGGTTGATTTACCGGCTGAATTAGAAACGGTGATGGTTTGGAATTAGTTAAGTACGATAAACAAAGCGGTGCTTATGTTGATGAAAAGCGTAAGCATTTTGTAAAGGCTTCTTTGATACGCCAGCACGCTAAAAAATCAATTGGCGCAAGGCAGATCAGAGGAAGGCTATCAGCCAAAATGGTTGAAGCATATTGGTTAGACAAGTTCAAGGAAGTGGTGAAATATGAACTATGAGATATACGGCTGGTTGATAACAATCTGCCTGTTTACGCTGGTAGCACTATTGATTGGTGTTACATGGATGGTGGCCGTTGAAAATGGCTATGACAAAGGGTTTAAAAGTGGTTACAAGCGCGGTACTACTGATACAAAGCAAACTAATGTAAAGGTAGAAAAATTTACAGTTAGAAGCCATCCATCAATGCGCCAAAAGATGCTTGAAGCCGACAATGAATACTTAATGGAAAAGGTTGTTAGCCTTTGGGATAAGGAAAACAGATAATGAACATGAATGATTATGTTGATGTGGCTGAGCGCATAGCCCAACTAAAGGAAGCCTATCCTGAAGCATCATTGCAACCTTATGATCCTAGTAAGCCTTATGAGATTGTGCAGGTTGAAAATAAAACCTATGTGGTTTATACCGCCGCCTGTTACCGCGATCCTCATGATGTAAGACCTGGAGTTGCAGTTGCTTGGGAACAAATCCCAGGTAAAGGCATGACCGCCGGTAGTGAACTTATGATTTGTGAAACAAGTGCTTGGGGGCGAGCCATTGTTGCGGCCATGAAAACTGCTACAAAGCGAGTTGCATCTAAGCAAGAAGTTATGGCGGCTAAAGCCCGGCAATCTTGGGCAGTAACACCTACGCCATCATTAGATTCTGATTTATTATCAAGACCGGCTGAGCCAAAACCGGCAGTAAAACAAATCTATGGTAGCCCTGGAAGTAAGTCTGCATTGATGGAAAGAATTATGCGCCATCAATTTATTGAGGACAAAAAAGAAGAAGTTGATGCTAATCCAACACCAATGAGTTTAGATCAGGTGGTGGATGCGTTAGCCACTGATACACCTGCCGTACAGCATTGCCAACATGGTGAGATGCAACTTAAAACAGGCATATCTAAGGGGCGGGGAACACCGTTTTATGGATATGTGTGTGCCAGGGGTTGTGATGCTAAATGGGCAACCATGAGTAAGGAAACCGGTAAGTGGTACTACCCAGGTGCTAACAATGGGTGATATGGAGATAATTGACCCCACTGGAGTTAGGGCAAGATTTACTGACCGGGGTGTTGAAGTGGACATTGTGCCATTTAGTGAGTGTTGTGAGTTTTGCAATGACCCACGCATGATGAATGTAAATGGCGTGCGTAGGTGCGCCGGATGTGGATGCATCAATCACATTGAGTACAGGGTTCATGACTAAATTTGACTATCACAAGGCTATGGCTGAAGGTCATGGCTACAACCTATATGTGGCTGACCTACTAGCCACATTTGGGATTCCAAAGGTAGATGTACCTGAATTTAGCATTGCTACTACCCATGATCAGATTAGAGATAAAACCCTAAATGAGAAGGATATTGTGGTTGATGATCTAATCCTAGAAGTTAAAAGTAGTAGCCGATCCTTTACCGATGTGGATGATTTCCCGCATAATCCTTTGATTGTGGACACGGTTTATGGCTTTGATAGCAAAATAATCAAGCCGTTTGCCTATGTAATTATTAGTCAAAAAACCCACAATATCTTTGTTATACCTGTTGCAACAAAGTATGATTGGGGTATCCAGGAATACTACGATGCACAGAGAGATATAACCGAACGCTTTTATATCGTACAGAAG